AACATTGGGTCCAGCGGATCGTCCATCTACGGGTGGTGGTGATGTTACGATTCCAGTTGAGCCTGATCCTGTAGCGCCTATTCGGATCAGATCGCCTAAGCAGTTTGCCGCGGGTGGTGCTGTGACGCCTAATATTGATCGCTTTTTGGGTTCGATGAGAGGCTAACATGAATGATTTGAGCGACTATACGAAGTACCTCACTGACGAGGAACTTGCGAAGGTTGCTCCTATGTTGGAGCGTTTAAAGACGCTTGATGACAGGAATACCAAGCAAACGAGTTACATGGATTTTGTGAAGCATGTTTGGCCTCAATTTATTGAGGGCAGGCATCATAAGATTTATGCTCAGAAGTTGCAGGATGTTGCGGATGGTAAGATCAAGCGATTGATTGTGAACATGCCTCCGCGTCATACGAAGAGTGAGTTTGCGAGTTATTTATTTCCGACTTGGTTGATGGGTAGGCGTCCTGATTTAAAGATTATTCAGGCGACACACACGGCTGAGTTGGCTGTTGGTTTTGGTCGTAAGATTAAAAACTTGATTGAGAGTGAGGATTTTAAGGATGTTTTTCCGAATGTTAGCTTGGCTACGGATGCTAAGGCGAGTGGTCGTTGGAGTACGAATGGCGGTGGTGAATACTACGCGGTTGGTGTGGGCGGCGCTTTGGCGGGTCGCGGTGCGGATTTGGCGATTATTGATGACCCTGTTTCGGAGCAAGACGCGTTAAGTGTTACTGCTTTAGATAATATTTACGAGTGGTACACTTCTGGTCCGAGGCAGCGTTTACAGCCCGGTGGTTCGATTATTATTGTTATGACGCGTTGGAGCATTCGTGATTTAACTGCGAAGGTTTTGAGCAAGCAGAGTGAGAAGGGCGCTGATAAGTGGGAGATTGTTGAGTTTCCTGCGATTATGCCGTCTGGTGATCCTTTGTGGCCTGAGTATTGGACGCTTGATGAGCTTGAGGGTGTTAAGGCGTCTATTCCAGTTGCGAAGTGGAATGCTCAGTATATGCAGAACCCTACTGCTGAAGAGGGTGCGATTATTAAGCGTGAGTGGTGGAACATGTGGGAGAAGGATGATCCTCCTCCTTGCAGTTATATTATTCAGAGTTATGACACTGCGTTTAGTAAGAGTGATCGTGCGGATTACAGTGCGATTACCACTTGGGGTATTTTTCATTACGATGAGACGCGTGAGGATCATATTGTGTTGTTAGACGCGGTTCGTGGTCGCTGGGAGTTTCCAGAGTTAAAGCAGCAAGCGCATGAGTTATATGACATGTACGAGCCTGATATGGTTCTTGTTGAGCAGAAGGCGAGTGGTATGCCTTTGACGCAAGAATTGAGGCGTATGGGCATACCTGTAACGCCATTTACGCCTAGTAGGGGTGCTGATAAGTTTACGCGTATGCATGCGTGCGCTCCTGTGTTTGAGAGTGGTATGGTTTGGGCACCGGAGGCTAATTTTGCTGATGAAGTTATGGAAGAATGTGCTGCATTTCCCAATGGTGAACATGATGACTTGGCGGATTCGATGACTCAGGCTATACTACGTTTTAGACAGGGTGGTTTTATCACCACTCCGAGTGATTATGACGATGAAGAAGAGGCCGCTTTTATGCGGCGTAAGCGCGAATATTATTAGGAGGCTTTTATGGCACAAAAAGAAGCAATCATGAGGGCGCTCATGGAAGCTATGGGTAGTTCCGCACCGATGACATCGAAGCGTCCGAAGGCGCGTCCGAGCCGTGCGGGTTCACCGTTAGGAGGTGCGAAAGCGCCTATGTCTGCTGCGGATCGTATGCGTCAAAAGCGTATGGATCGTGCTGGCATGTTGCAGGCTTTAGAGGCTGGTGAAATGGGTCAGATGTCTCCAATTGAACTGGAGCGTTTGCGCAAGAAGCTGGGCATGATGAGCGGCGGTGCTGTTAAGAAATATGAAGCTGGTGGCGCTGTAAGAAGCAATAAGAAGAAGCCAAAAATGGGCTGTGTCATGAAGGGACGCGGCGGTAAATATAAGGGTCAGAGATAATGCCAAATACACCTAAGAAGTATAAAGGTTTTGCAAAGCTACCAGAGCAGGTTCAGAAGCGAATGGACCCGGAGGCAGCTATGCAATACATGGAAGGCGGCGCGGTCAAGAAGTATATGGGCGGCGGTCGTGTTATGAAGTATGGTCATGGTGGCAACGTTGAGAAAGACGGTGTTATGTATGAGCATGATCCAGAGCCTCAAAAGGCTTCTATGAAGGGTGGCACAGGTGGTGGTCATTCTCGTGGTGGTGGTGCTGCTATCAGTGGAACCAGATTTTCTGGAGTAAAGTAAATGGCAAAAATCGTTATCAACATTGACATGGACGAACTGCAATCTGGTATCAACCAAGTTGTTGATGACGATATGTATGAGATGGAAGAGGTCGAATTTGTTTGCCCTCTTTCCACCAAGGATTCTGACGTAAATTCGGAAAACAAAGAAAACGCTATTCAAGAATATGCTTATGGCCCGTCTGTAAAGAACTGGGAAAAAAAGAAGCAGATTTGTGGAACTTGCGCGTATTATAACATTCGCTCAAGCATGTTGGACTGCATTGAGAATGGTCTTGGTATGGATGAGGGTAGCGAAGTTGGTTATTGCGAAAAGCTAGATTTTACCTGTGCGGCTGAAAATGTGTGCAACGAATGGGAAAAGGGCGGTCCTATTACCGACTTTGAGGACATTAACACGCTTGAGCCAATTGAGGGTAACGAGAAGGATATTTTCTAATGGCAGTCGAACGTGGATTGGGTTCTGGTGGCTTACCTGAAGCTCCTATGATTCCAGAAGAAGATATTCTTCAGAACGTAGTTGATTTACCTGCACAGCCCGGAGTTACTGAGTTTGATGACGGAAGCGCGATTATTGGTGAATATGAAGAGGAGCAAGCTCCTATTGCTGACGTTGGCTTTGATGGCAACTTGGCAGAGGTTGTTGATGAGGCCGAGCTTGGTCGTATTTCGTCTGATTTAGTTGGTTCTATTGAGGATGATTTAGCTGCTCGTGAAGATTGGGAAGATACATATAAGCGCGGTTTAGAGTTTCTTGGCATGAAGACTGAGGAGCGTTCAGAGCCGTTTGAGGGGTCTTCTGGGGTTATTCATCCTCTGTTGGCTGAGAGTGTTACGCAGTTTCAGGCGCAGGCATATCGTGAGTTGTTGCCAGCCACTGGGCCTGTTCGTACATCTGTTGTTGGTGCGCAGAATGAAATGCTTGTTAAGCAGTCTGAGCGCGTCAAGGATTACATGAATTATATGATTACTTACGAGATGGAAGAATATGATCCTGAGTTGGATCAGATGTTGTTTTATCTCCCAGTAATTGGATCAACATTTAAGAAGGTTTACTTTGACCCGCTCAAGGGGCGTGCGGTCAGTAAATTCATTCATGCTGAAGACCTGATTGTGCCTTATGGTGCGACTGATTTGATGTCATCTCCGCGGATTACGCATCGTATTACGATGGATTCTAATGAGGTTCGCAAGTTGCAGCTAACTGGATTTTACCGTGACATTGAGTTGCCCGGAGAATCTGAGAGTGACACGGATGCGATGGGCGAGGTTGAAGAGTCTATTGATGACATTCAAGGCGTACATCCTAGCGGTCCATCTGAAGAATTAACCTTGTATGAGGTTCATACGTCTTTGGATATTGAGGGTTTTGAGGATATGGGTGCTAATGGCGAGCCTACAGGTTTGCGTTTGCCTTATATTATTACGATAGTTGCTGATAGCGGCGATGTTTTGTCTGTTCGTCGTAATTATCCAGAGATGGACCCAATGAAGCGTGCGAAGCAATATTTCGTACACTACAAGTTTTTGCCGGGTCTTGGTTTTTATGGCTTGGGGCTAACGCATATGATTGGCGGTTTAGCGCAGGCTTCTACTTCTATTTTGCGTCAATTGATTGATGCAGGCACGCTCTCCAATCTTCCAGCAGGCTTTAAAGCCCGTGGCGCTCGTATCCGCGATGAAGACAATCCCCTTCAACCGGGTGAGTTCCGCGATATTGATGTGGTTGGAGGCACCCTGCAAGGCTCATTGATGCCGCTCCCCTTCAAGGAGCCTTCAGGGACGCTTTATAACCTTCTTGGAACGCTTGTAGACGCTGGACGTAGGTTTGCATCTATGGCTGACATGAAGGTTGGTGAAATGAGCGGTGAGACGCCCGTTGGCACCACGATGGCGATTATGGAGCGCGGCACAAAAGTTATGTCTGCGATTCATAAGCGTTTGCACTATTCTCAGAAGATTGAGTTTAAGCTGCTTTCTAGAATATTTGCTGAAACCATTCAGGCGTATCCATATCCTGCTGACATGCAGATGGGTCCAGAAGTGTTTGTGCAAGACTTTGATCAGCGTGTTGATGTGTTGCCATCTTCTGACCCGAACATTTTCTCTATGTCGCAGCGTATTGCTTTGGCGCAAACTGAGTTGCAGTTGGTTCAGTCCAATCCGCAGATTCACGGTGGCCCACAAGGATTATATCAGGCGTATCGTAAGATGTACGAAGCGTTGGGCGTTAATAACATTGACGCGATACTTCCACCTCCTCCACAGCCACAGCCTGCGAATCCATCTAAGGAAAACCAGAACGCTCTTATGGGTGCTCCTTTGCAGGCATTTCCTGATCAAGACCATGAGTCCCACATAGAGGCTCATATGGCGGTTATGTCCACTCCTGCTATGCAGCTTAACCCGAATGCTATTATGGCGCTGCAAGGCCACATACAGGAGCATATTGGGCTATTAGCGGAAGCACAGGCCCAGCAAGAGATTATGAGTCAGATACCTCCAGAGCAGATGCAAATGATGCAGCAGCAGGCTCAAATGATGCCTCCACAGGAGGGTCCACAAGGTCCTATGCCGCCTGATCCTATGATGCAGTTTAAGCCGCAGATAGATGCGCGTGCTGCTGAAATTATTGCTGAAATGACTGAGCAACTAGCGCAAGCAGTAGCTCCACCGCCACAATCTGATCCACTCGTGGATATCCGAAATCAGGAGCTTCAGTTAAAAGCTGCTGACTTACAGCGCAAGCAATCTGAGTTTGAAGCGAAGCAAGAATTTGATCGTGAAAGAGAGCGTAATGATGTTCTTACCGCACAGCAAAGGATTGACGTTTCAGAAGCTGCATTAGCTGACAAGACTAGGGTTGCCGAAGAGCGCATTCAGACGCAGAGGGATATAGCTGCGTTAAACGCTAGTATGAAAGGTCAGTAACATGGCATCGTCTATAAGAGAAAAGATGGCTGAACAGGAGAAAGCCAAGAAAGTTGCGCGGAGGAACGCTAATGCCGTTGAAGCAGGGGTCAAGTCAGCAGACAATCAGCCAAAACGTGTCGAAGCTAGTGTCGGAGGGGTATCCGCAGAAGCAAGCGGTGGCGATAGCGTTAAGCCAGTCGCAAAAAAGAAAAAAGCCCCCGTCAAGAAAAAAGCCAGTAAAAAAAGCTAAGGGCGGCGCGGTTTCTAGGTTTAGCAAAATAGCTAGACCCCAGAAATTCCGAGGTGTTTTCTGATTTTGTGGTAATTGTACTTGTGTTTCCCGCATAATCGCATACTATATG